TCGATGCCCAGCCACGCTATCGCTTCCGCTGCGGTCCACGTATAGCGCCGGCGCGTGTCGTCGGTTTCGGCCGCGTCCCAGAATATCGGTTCAGCGGAAGGTCGCGGTATATCTCCGCAGTAGTGGTAGCGATACCAGCGGTCGACCCAGTCGATGTAGTCGCGGCGCTGGGTCGGGTCCATGTCGTGGAACCGCTTATGCTTCGGGTCGTGGTCGGACTTACGTGCTGCCATTGCGCCGCCGCTCCATCAGTTCCGACAGTGCCAGGGCGTTCCAGACCACAGCGTCGTCGTGGTGGATCGGCCCAAACTGTGTGTCGGCTTCGTCGGTGGTTTCGCCACGGATCAGCGCAAACGCGTGACGCAGCAGGGCGTCGTGGTAGCGGTCCAGCGACGGGACGTTGTGCCAGTTGTGCATGCCGTACTGCGCCGCGCCGTGGTCGTTGCGGGCGATGGTGCGTAGCAGCGCGTTCTGGCCGGGCAGGCGTACCAGCCCAGACCAGCGCGGCTTGGCGTCGTCGTGTTTGTTGAACTGCTGTTGCTGGGTCATGCGTCGGACTCGTCCTCGGCCGTAGGTGCCGGCGCTAACGCTTCGACCAGCCGCCGGTGCTGCTTGTACTCGCGCGCGGCGGTTGCCATCGCGGCGTGTTCCGCCACGGCCCAGCGCCACGCTATGCAGTGGGCCTCGTACTGCCACGGCTCCATGTAGTTGTTGGGCGGGCGGGACCACAGCCACGCGGTGCTTTCGTTCATGGGCTGGTCGTTCAGCCACGTGCGGTCTTCGCGTGTTGCGCGGGCCAGGTCGCCGATAGCGTCGTTGCGTTGGAACTGCTTGCCCAGCCAGCGGCCGAAACTAACGGACAGCTTGGGGTCGTCCGGTTCAGCGCGTAGGCGGGCCGCTTCGCGTTCGAGGGATTCAGCGTGGGCGGCGCGGCGTTCGGCGGCGTGTTTCTTGCGCTGTTTTTCAACGCGTTCGCGGTACGTCATTTCGGGCATGGGGCTGTAGTCCTAAACATCAAAGAAATCGTTGAACCGGCGTGTCGCCGTGACATACGCGCGCCATTCGTCGCCGGCCCACTGAGCAGCGATCACGGCCTGCATGCAGCCGCCACGGTGCTCAATATGGCTACGCAGCGCGTCTGGAGACCAGTCGTTGGGCGGGTCGCGTTCCGCGTCTTGCGCTAGGTCGCCGATAGGGTCGTCGCGGTCAGCTTGGCGGGAGAGCCACGTTTCGAAGTCGTCGGGGTAAATCATTTCGGGCATGGGGCTGTAGTCCTTTGTGGGTGTGTCATAGGGGGGGGTCGGGGTGTTGTGGGGGGGGATAAAATATAACGTGCACCCCCGCGTGTGTTTGCTGGGGGGGGCTACGGATCGTCGTCCGACACCATCGCGTCGATGGCCCGCACAACGTCCCGGGTCAGGTACCAGTCGTTGGAATTGCCCGACACTAAATCGCGCTCGGCCTGCGTTTCGTCGCTAAGTGATTGATCTGCTTCGATAAATCCGCGTGCCGGGTTTACGTCTATCGGCGGTTTGTGTCCGGTTTCGGACGCGTTGCCGTCAATGACCTTGCTGATGTCCTTCAACGCCGCGCTCAGGTTGACCGTAACGGACGTTTGAGGCGTGTTCGGCTGCCAAGCAGGTCCGCCCTGCGACTGGAGCCAGAACCGCTGTGCGGCCACGTCAGCGTCTTCTGTGGCGCGTTTGAACAAACTGTTTGCTACGCGTGCTGTCGCGGTGATCTTCGCTTTAGTGATCCGTTCACGCGCCTCGCTCGTATTGTCCAGCAGCGCAGTAAATTGCGGCTCTGATACGCCAAGAAACCCCGCCATCTGGGCGTGCGTACAGCCCACAGCACTGAGCCGCTCGCATTCGCGTAGCTGTTCTTCGGTCATGCGCTTCCGCGCTCGTCGTTTCGCCGGCATGTCGCAATACTACCTCTACAGTCGCTCAAATTCAATAAATACCATGAAACCGGACCCGTACCCGTACCCTGCGGCCCGATCCGATGACGCTATGTCGCTATGACGCTTCTCCACATTCCCCCTTTTTTTATACATACGCATATACCCACTCTCCACACTGCCTTTCGCTAAAGCGTCATAACGTCATATCGTTAATAAAGCCCCGTCAGCATTGGCTGAAACCCTGTGACACGGTGATGACGCTATGACGCTTCTCGCCCCGGGTCACGTCAACCACGCGGACGCCCCGTCGACGATTTCGCCGCGAAGCGTATCATTAATTTTATTCGGAACCTCGCCCCTGACCCAAAACCGCGCGTTGACGCCATCGACCGTAGTGCGCACCTGTCGCCACCCGCCACGCTTGAGCTGTTCCGCTTGACCGCCACCGCGTAACGACTGCCCGGTGATATGCTTCACGATGTCGTTCATGTCTTTGCCGCGCAGCGCTATGTCTAAGCGGTCGCCTGCTGCCTCATTAATGATGTCAACGAACGGCGGTATCAGGCTGTCCTGTATCAGCGCCGTGTCAGACTCCGGCGCGCGCAACGCTAGCGGCTCATCGGCATATTGCTGCAAATACGCGCTGATGTCCGCGAGACCTTGTTCCGACAAGCAGTTCATTGCGACCCGCACGTACCAGTCAGGGTCACGCGGCGCGGAGTTGCACACCACCGCAAAAATCCGCCGCTCGTTGGCGTCAAATGGCAGCGACTCAAGGCTGTTGCCTAAGAATATGAACCGACTGTAGTGCTTAGTCATATATGGGTCTGCAAATTTGGCCTCGACCTGCAGGTACTCTTCTGAGATCGCTGACTTGAGCGCTTCCATGCTGCCCCACCGCCCCTGCGCGCCGTCTGTCGTTTCCTGCACGACGACCAGCGTTTTGGCCTGCAGCCACCCGGTAAAGCGGCCTGTTAGCTGCGATAGGCTTTCCAGCGACGCCGTATGCGGCTCATGGTGCATCCGCCGCAGGATTTCACAGGCCAGCGACTTGCCGGTCCCTTTAGCGTGACTAATGATCAGCAGCGCGTAGCGCATGCGTTCGTCCATGCGGAACAGCGAACACGCGGCCCAGCGGTATATTTCTTCAGCATAGTTTTCACGGCCATCGCACAGCACGCCTTCCACAAGCTCGCGAAACAACGCAACGGCATCGCTGTTTGCGTCGCCGACTTTGGCCCATTCCGCCGCTGGATTATCGCGCCATAGGTTCAGCTTGCGCACCGCGCCTTGCCCGCAAATTCTTGGCTGGTACGGCAACACGTCAGCGCCATCGACTACTGTCTTTTCAACGTCCAGCTTGTATCGGTCGACCCACTTGATGCGTTTGGTTTTGCCGTCATCGGTGATTACCGTTTCGGCAAACGGCGCGTTGCGTAGTTCCCACGCCTGATGCGTCAGCAGCGCCGCGTCGCCCGCCAGATCCACAAACTTATTGGCACGCTGATCAAACGGCCATAGAGACCGCCACTGCTCGTAGGTCAGCTCCTGCCCTGGCGCGTCCCCTGCCCCAGCCGGTACAGGTGCCGGCCACTTTTGTTTCGCGCGGTCCAGCAGGTCTTGCACTTCCCGCCGCGTATCGTCCGGGCTGTAGCCCTGCAGCGTCCAGTGTTCGACCGCGTGCGCCACGATATCCACGTCCGACACCCCGCGCTGAAACATCGACGCCACGCGGTCCCGCACGTTGCTGTTCCAGTTCACGCCGTTGCGTATGTCGGTTTCTACAGCGTCCCAGTCGCGTTGCTGTCCCGGCATGCCGTCCAGCTGCTCCAGTGCCGCCAGCGCACGGTCAGCAGCGCCAGCACCGGCCGGCTGCAGCTCCAGCAGGTCTTCAATGTAGTAGTCCGGCCCTTCCCACTGCGGGTAGCCCGGCCACGGCGCGCATATCGCTGGGTCGCCCTTGAGCCGGTCGTTGCGCGTACCCGGCAGCCGCAACACGCGTCCCGGGTTCACCGCACTAGCGTCGCCACCCAGCGCCGTTGCCAAGTGCTGATTGACCTGCCGCACAAGCGCCATGTCGTCTGCCGGATCGTCGAGCCGCCAGTACGCATGGACCCCAGCGCCGCTGTGATATACCGCCGAAGGCGGCATCGCCAGGTTACGCAGCATTGCGACGACCGGTTCGGCCATAGCGCGCGCTTCGGCTACGGTCGTGTTTGGTTTGTCCGAAGTTGGCACGACGTCGATGTCCACCCAAACGGCAGGCACCCGGGCGGCTGTCCCGTTGCCCACGGGCCGGCGTTCTAGTGTCGCCGCGACGCTGTACGCCACGAACTGCGGCCCACGTAGGTCCGGCTCGTCGGCGAACTGGTCGTGTTCGATGTACCGATGGCTCGGCGGGCGCTTGGTCAGGTCGCGCAGTTCTACGACCATGCCGTCCGGCCAGCCGTTGCGCCATAGCTCTGTGAGGTGTGTCGCCGCTATGCCCATGCTAAAGCCTCGTAAAGTTGTTCTGTTCTCGGCGTCGCAGCTGTTTCAGGACGCGTTTGACCGCCAGCCGCTCGCGTTCCGGCAACGCCCAATAGTCACGCAGCAGCGCCACAGACGCCTGTTGCTGTTGCTGGTTCATTGGGTTCGCTGCAGGGATCGTCAGGTCGGCTGTCAGTGCCGCTACGCTAGTGTTCAGCACGGCCGCAATGTCGAGCAGTTGTTGCACCGCCATCGCGCGTTCGCCGTTTTCCCAGTTGTACCAATTCCGGCTTGAGTAGTTGCCGACACGGGCTGCCGCGTCACCGGCTGACAGCCCGCTCGCTATACGTCTCTCGCGAATCCGCGCGCCCAGCTCCTTGAGCATCGGCGTCCCGGTTTTCGCGGCCCATTGACGGGCAGTACGTGCTGGCATCTGACTAGAACGGTATTTCGTCGTTCATGTCGTTGCTGACGCTACCGCCACCGGGCGACTGCGGCACCGCAATCCCTGAAGCCAGCATCGTCTGCGTGTTGTTGCCCATAGGCCGTGCTGGTTCCGCCGCGATTTCTGGCAGCATAAACGGTGCCTGTGTGTTCGGGTCCGTTGGGATACGGCCCACCAACCCGGACGCTGCGCCGGACAGCTCATCCGCACCCTCGCCAGCCGCACCTGTGTCACCGGTCGCGTCGATAAAGCCCCGGAACACGAAGTTCGGCACTTTGATGTTGCCGCCGGCTTTCGATTTGATCTGTTCCGGCTTGCCCAGCTCGAACACGGGCGTCCAGTCGGCGAGGCTGTACGTCCGCCCCGCCGTCTTGCGGACCAGCTGCATCGCCTGCCTGATCTGGATGTTGCTGGTCACGGTTTGGGTCGTCAGCGTCGCCTGATGCCACTCGCCGCTGACGTACAGCATCCCGTCGATCTGGAAGCCGTCCGACCAAGCGTCTTGCCCCGAAGCGCGTCGCGGGTAGTCCGTATAGGTCGTCGGCAACCGCTGACCCAGCGCGAGATACGCTGCGTGTTCCTCAACCGGGGTGCTGGACTCGTCGGTCCACGCCACGCGGGTCTGCCGGAACGTTGGCATAGCCGCCGCGAACAGGCTGCCCGTGATGTCTAGGTCTTGGTCGTTGGTCAGCGGCCGGCAGTACCAGCTGCCTTGGCGATACTTCAGGAACGGCGGGCGGTCGGCACTGCTGCCGCCATCGAGCCAGTCGAAATTGGGTGTGAGCTGCTGCTGTGTAGCAATATCGGTAGTCATAGCGTTTTGGTCCTTTACGTGTTTACAAAACCGTTACTCGTTTTCGGCGACAGTAAGACGGGGAAACCCGTTGCCCTGCCGCATGTAGGGGCTCAGGTCCAGCCCATCCGCTTCAGCTGCTTTGCGGTCGAACGTCTCGCGTCCTTTGCTCACGCTGTAGCGAATTTTGAACCCCGGGGTCTGCGCCACCGAGGCATCGTGCGTTTCGAGCAGCAGCCGGATTTGATCCGTGGCGCGCTCCTTGATTGCTTTGGCTTCCGCTTCTTCCAGCAGCGCCGTTGTGCGGGCGCGGGCTAGATCGTCCAGTTCGGCGATTACCGCGTCGGGCAGCGGCGGCTTGTCATCCGCGCCATCGTCATATGCCGCGATACGGGCTACCCGTTCCTGCTTGCACGTCGCTTCTAGCGGACACCCAGCGCACTCCGCGCCGCCCGCAGCCAGCCCCATGGGTTCAAGGTCCATCGGCGACTTGGCGTCGTTGATCTGCTTGGCGCGTTTCAGCAGCGCGTTCTGCGCTTCTTCGTCCGGTTCAATCGGAAAGATGTTGATGTCGGCCCAGTCGCTGGCGTTCTGATAGATCAGCAGCCCGCCTAGCGGATTGCTGTGGCCCGTGCGCCGGCATATCGCCATGCCGTACTGCACCTGCGCGACGTGTCGTGCTTTGGGCAGGTTCTTTGACGCAACGCGTGGGTCGATGGATTTGATTTCGAGGTAGTACGTCTCGCCGTCTATCCGCAGAAACCCGTCTGGCGTTGCGGACGCGCCGTAGTCGTAGTCGACCAGCGTTTCCTGCCGGTCGCCGATTTGCGTGAACCACAGGTCTTGCTGCTTGACGATCCGGTAGTGTCGCTCGATGCGGGCAAACACGTCGCACAGCGCGGACTCCATACCTTTGCCGCGTGCGGTGTAACCGTTGCCGCCCCAGCTGCGGTCGTTGACTTTGCTGTCTTTTACCTTGCGCGGGCAGCTGTCGATTTCCGAACCGCCGACTGTCTTGCTGCGGTCGTGCGCAAACTTAGTTGGTTCGTCGATATGGTCGATTATCGCGTGGCGGAGAAAATCAGCTGATGCGGCAGTTTCGGCCAGTTCCGGCCCCAATTCGTCAGACACTTTTGCGTTTCCTCTAAGCTGCGCGCTACAGCCCAGAAGCCGCCGGCGCGTTGGATGATGTCACCGACAACGCGCTGTTCGGGGGAGAGCCGGCCTTTTGCTGCTTTCAGTTCGATGCAGAGCACTTGGCCGTTGTGTAGGATCGTGACGTCTGGCCAGCCCTTCCGCATGCCGTGACGCTTGATCATCGCTTGCGTCTTGAACCCGCGTCGCCCTTCATTGACGACTGAGGTCCACACAAGCGGTTCCTCCAATTCACGCTCAACAAACCGGAGCCAGTCAGCCACTTCTGTGTGGATTGCGGATTCTGATTTGCTGGTCATGGGGGAGGCGTATAATCGCTAATATACGGGTTGTAAACCATCTAAACCCGTTTTTGCTTGTATTTACTGCATGTTTTGCTGTAGGACGGTCCCATAGCAACGAGGGAGTACCGCTATGACTACCGCCAAGATTTACCAGTTTCCAGTGAGTACACTGCGAGAAGTCGCCACGGAATTAGTCGCGCTGCACCGCGCGTCACTGGTCCGCCAGCTGACATGGCGCGAACAGGCCCGCTACGTGCGGCTGATGCGGCAGCGCAACCGCGAGGCGCTGGCATGTTGAGCAATCGAGAAAAGCGTCTCACGACGCAGATCGCCCACGCGCTGGAACTGCCGCTGCATCACGCGGCTCGTAAGGTGATCGGCGCGAAACGAAAATACCGCCAGAACGCAGACCGGCTGAAGATTACGTGGGAAGAATCCGCCCCAGCAACCGTGCTGTACAGCATCATGCTTTGGGATGCGATTGTAGCCGGCAACAGCCCGAAACGGTCGCAGGAATGCGCTGACCGGCTAGACGCGTCGTACACCACGGCCCTGCGCCGTCTCGAAAAGGTCGTCCCATGACCCGGCGCGCGATGCTGTACGGCACAGCGCTACTGACCGCCGCCGCTGTCGTGTCCCACGCATGGGACGCTGTGGCCCAGCAGCTGATCACGCCGCCTGACATATACATGCCGCTGGTACAGACCGCCGACGACGACAACGTGTTCTGGTACTACGTCGCGGGGCTGTCGTCCGGGGCGAACGCTGCGTGGATCGCGCAGTCCGGCAAGCCGCTGTTCTGTAAGCCGCATGGGTTCAGCGACCACGACGCCACCCGCGACGTGATCCTGACGTTCCTCGCCACGCTGGACGACATAAACGAAACGACGATCCTAGAAGCAGTGGTCCCCGGCGCGTTCGCGCTGGCGTATCCGTGCGACGAAGGGCCGGCGCTGTGACCCCCCGCCTCGCAAACAGCGACGACCCAGTCGTTACCCGGCTGCTGCCGTACCTCGCACGGGCGACGGACACAGCAAGCCCCGTGGAATCAGTATATCCGGCCATAGAAGCCGAAATCGCGGGTATTCTTGACTACCGCGCCGGCAGCGATATACCAGCCCGCGAATTACTGGTCCTGGCAATGCAGGAAACCACGCACCGGCCGTTACTGAAGGCTGCAATCAACGGCTTCCGCGATTTGCCGCGCTAAAATCCGATTTTGCTTGGCTTTACCCCGGTGCGCTGGTAATCGTTGGTAATAAGCGCGATAACGCGCAGTTATGAGGGAGTCACAGTCATGTCATATGACACAACCAAAGCGGCGAACTTTGCGAAGCGCTTGAAAGGCATCCTTCGCGACCGCAACCTTACACAAGTCGAAGTACAGCGCGACACTGGCCTGTCGCAGCAAGCCATCAGCGGCTGGTGCCGTGGGCTACACTTGCCTCGCGGCGAGCGCCTGTCGGTGCTGGCAGCGTTTCTGGACATGACGCCACGCGAGCTGTGTCCCGAAGCATTCGATGACAACACCGTGAAGATGACCACCAGCAGCATATCGTTCGGCCCGATTGACGACCAGGATGGCTGGTACATGCTCAAGATCACGCCGGGCATGGCTGTGGACGAAAAGTTTGTTCAGGGCCTGATGGAGCTAAACCGCGATTTCCAGAACCGCAAAAAGGAGGAGGGTTTTGTAGATGTCCAGTGGTGACACGTCTGCACGCATAGCAGTATCCGCAGCAGCCGGCCCGTTTCGGGTTCGCGCGAACAAACGTACCAGTACCTACAACGTATTATGGTACGACCACGACTCGAACGGTGCGCTTGTCGAGCACGAACACCCGACGCAGTTTCGGACCCAGCGCAGCGCAAACGAAGTCATGCAGCGGCTAATGAACCAAGCGGAACGCAAGCGCCCGCGCGTCGAGCTGTGTCCGAACCGAAATTTGTACATGCTGCACGTCCACGTTGACGGTAAGCTGGTGCGGCGGTCGCTGGGGACGCGTGATCCGCAGGAAATCCCCCGCCGCCGCGAAATCGTAATGGCGAAACTTGGCCTTGGCGGCGACGCTGGCGTATTAACAGTCCGCGAGATGTTCAGCGATTACTACGACCACGGGTTGGTAGACGCTGCGGCTTCTACGAGGCAGGTTTACGGCCGCATCATCCAGCGTCTGCGTAACCACTTTACCGATGACATGCCGGTTAGCACGATAACAGAAGACCAGCTCGCGGTGTATCGCACGCACCGTCTAGAATCGGTGCAGCCCGTATCCTTTGGGCTGGAAGTATCGTGCTGGAACGCGGCCGTGCGCTACGCCATCAGCCGCAAGACGCTGGACCCCAGCAAAGCGCCGCCCTTGCTCGACAAGCCAGAACGGCTGCACAAGGAGCGGCTGCTCCTGACCCGGGACGACTGGGCCAGCATTCTCGATGAAGCCCAAAAGTTCCGCCGCTACGTGACCCACAGCCCGCGTATGGGCTCGCTGGAACTGTATTTGCATATGGTGCGCTACACCGGCGGGCGGGCGTCGTTCTACGACCAGCTGCAATGGTCACAAGTAGACCTGCACAACAACCTGATCGACTTCCAGCAGCGCGGCGTCGTGGCGTCGAAGCGCAAGCGCCGGCCGCAAGTGCCGATTGCGAAGGAGCTGCTGCCCGTACTGCAGCAGGCCTACGCCGAACGCGAACCTGGCGACGAATACGTGCTGTGGGAACGCGGCACGCCTATCGGGGAACGCGTCACAGGGTTTGCGCGGCGTGTGCTGCGCACCAGCGAGTCAGCCCGAATGCGGGAACTGTCGCCAGTGCTGCACAGCCACGCGTTCCGCCGCGCATATATCACATGGGGCATGTCGCAGGGGTTGTCGTCCTGGCTGATCGGTCAGGTCACGGGCAACAGTCCGGCCGTAATCGAGCGATATTACGCCACCTATCGGCCCGACATGGGACGCAGTGTCGTCGATTCTGTGTGACTGAATAACATTGACTCGGGTCGGTGCGCTGGGTCAATGTTCCTTTTTTGTTCTGCACCGTAGATTTGGAGGAATCTTTACGATGAATTACGAAACGACCCACAAGTTGGGGTCACACACCCCGATTTATTCGCTGCGCTTGAAAGGCTGGCTGTTTTGGCAAGCGTGGCTCAGCCGCAAGCTGCTGCAGTCCGCTGTTGCAATGCGAGGTGCGAACCAGCGGCTAGCGGTCTGCTGCACCGGTGTAATTGACGGGGGACGAGGAGGCGTTACTAATGACATTGCGGTTTAATGAGCCAGCGGGTGCAGACGAAGAGTTCCGCGTCGCAAATTTAGCTGCCGAGACAGGCATCGAAATCCACGACCTAGACGGCGGCCTTTATGAAATTTCGTATCACGGCCACGTTGACAAAACGACGCTGATGTCGCTAATCACAGCCAGAATCGACTTCGCAAACGCGCAGATACAAAATCTGTCCGATTCTGATTTACCGGGATATAGTTTCGAACGGACTACGGTTCCGGTAATGTAGGCAATACAGGGGCTTAGGCCCCGCCTAAATCAAATTCTCCATAGCCGCGAATCAGCGGTGGACTAACGGGGCTAAATCGTAGCGATACGGTTTGGCCCCGCTTTTTAGTGCAGCGTGTCTGCATCGAGGTCCGTAGCGGACGAAATCACCGTCACGACGACCTGTTCGTTGCCTATAAACGCCGTGATCCGCATGTCTACACCGGTCAGGACCGCCTGCTCGACCATTTCGCCGATGGTGTTGCCACGGATCAGGTCCGCTTCTTCGTCGATGTCGGCGATTTCCTGTCCGATTTCGGACACGTCAGATTCGTCAGTCACAAATTCTGTCCCACACGCGGTTATGGGTCGCTATGGCCCGCAGTGTTTCGGTTGTATCGCGGCTGCTGGCCGTGATCGGTTCGAACACAATACAGGCCACTGACAGCGACGGCGGCGGCAACGTGTCGTTAGTCTCGGAGCCGGTCCGCGTTGCGCAACTCGTCAATAATGTCGTCGCGCAAATCGAGGTCAGCAGCAGCATTTTCCCGTACAGTTTGGGCATCTTCGGCGGCCTTTAAGTCTGCAGTGCGTTGCCGGTTCCGGGCGGCGCGGACGCCAGACTGGTACGCGACCCCCAGCTGCACAGCTGCACCGACAAGCACTTGCAGCAGTTTTATGAACGCCTGCATCAGCCAATGCGCTGCGACGCCACGATGCGGCCCCAGATGGCAAACCCAGCAGCGCCGATCCCGACTGCAGACAGCAGCCAGTCAACAATCGCGGCTTGATCAGCGGCGGTGAGTTCAGCGAGGCCAGTCTGCGACGCTACGCCGGACGCGGCCATTACGATAACGCCCAGTACGGTCTTCGACTGCCACCATGGCTTCGGGTTGTTTACGGTTTCGTTCATTGCTTAGGCTCCTTGGATGTAGTTGCTGTGCGCCCAGCCAGTTTCGCCATCGTCGGTCGTGACCATGACGTAGCCGTTTGCAAGCGCGGGTGGGTCGATGTTCAGCGGCGTCAGCATCGGCATCGTTTCGATGATCCGACCGTGACGCCCGGGTTCGGCGCGTAGGTTGAGCCCACCCGCCGCGTTTACGACGCCGCGTTCTGGCGGCGGCATGTCGTTGGATTTGTCTTCGACGCGGTGATGCATCGCGCGCAGGAACCCGTCGATCACCGGCGACGTATCGTCCTTACGGCCAGCAGGAACCGCCACGTCGCGGTGGCTGTATACGCCGGCGAGGTCGTACTGGTAGTCCAGCGTCTCAAC